ACGACCTTTGGAAAGAGGCAGGCAATGAGGGCAGCATGTCCGACTTCCTTGCTGCCCAGAAAGGTGAAAAGGGCGATGCTGCCAAGGTGACTACGCGGACGCTTACGCTTGAGGCAGCAGCTTGGAACACCGATTCCAAACAGCTGACGGTGGCCGTGGAACGTGTGACGGCCGAAAATACGCTTATCATAAGCCCCGCGCCAGATTCGATTGTGGCTTATGGGAGATGCGGCGTATATGCTGCCGCGCAGGATGAGGGTCGTTTGACGTTTGCGTGCGTTAAACAGCCAGAAGAGTCTCTAACCGTTAATGTGGTAATCTTATGATACTGAATACATCTATCACAAACCATCAGCCTGAGGCGCCTGCTTTCACTGGCATTGTCCACAAGTACAACGTAAAAAATAACGGTCTCCGTGGACCTATTGAGGTCACCACAGGGTCGGGCGAAGCACCTACGGTGAATGGTGTGAGCGTGCCGCGATCGGCCACTATCCCCATCGGTGCCGAGGGTACTATCTACTCTCCAATTGCAACATTTGGATTGGATACCCCACTCAGCGGTAGTGCTCTGAATGTAAAATTCTATCGTTTATCTTTTGGTGAAACGTTCACACTTTCCCGTACTACTGAGGGGTATTTGATGATTGAACGCGAGGTTGTGGTTAACACGTAACCACTTCGATTATGGCAGGCGCTCTCCACTATTCGGAGAGCCCCGCCTTTTTCAACCCAACGACTAATAACAAATAATGGAAGTACTCTTTGAAGGCACCGGTGCCATGTTTCCCGTGGCAGCCGTGTGTTTCATATCCGTCTTTATCGCCATCATCGTAGACCTCATCAGCGGCATACGGAAGGCCAAAGAGAGCAAGCAAGAGATCCGCTCGAATCCGCTCAGCCGGACGGTCACGAAGTTCGTCATCTATGAGGGCGCCGTGGTCATTGCGACCATGATCGACTACATGCTGCATTTCTCGCATCTGTTTGTATTGATGAAGCTGCACCCAATCGTAGGGTTGCCCGTCATTACCTGTCTGATGAGTGTCTTTCTCTGCATCATCGAGATTCTCAGCGTACGCGAAAAGGCCGACGAAAAGACCCGCCGCCGCTCTGAGGCTATCGTGCAAGCCGTGATTGAAGCCCTTGGGACGGATAACCTCGCCGAGATTCTACGGAAGAAGGCGGATGACACCTTGCACGGTCACCAACCGCCCCCTCAACAACCCAACAAATAAACGATTCAACAACAATGAACACCCCAACCAAAACCACCATCCCGCCGGAGTTTACCCCAGCTTATGTCCCCTACAGCTACAAGGGCCAACCCGTCAAGGGCGCCTTTGGAGCCAATACCCGGCCGTCCTTTGTTAAGGCCAGCGACCGCGCCTATTTCGAGGCTGACAATACGCTCAGCAACGCGATGCGCCAGCTGATGATTGCGATGGACGTGCTGGATACCGGCGCAGGCATGAGACCCGTAGGCGACTTCAATTACTGCAACATCAAAGCACGTCGCGGGCAAAGCGGCCGCTTGGGAGATGACAAAATAGAGGGCAGCCTCGATCCGTATGCCAACTATGCCAATCACATAGACTTTGCCCGGGCCAAATTGCAGCTCATTCAGCACCCCCGTTGGGGCGTGAACCTCAAGACGGACACCCCCTCGGAGGTGATCGACAAAATCGAAGGCACGCCCATTGTTTGGGGCACCCTTTTCAGCCCCGCCGCGCAGCGTGCACTTGAGAGGGGCGAAGGCATTGATGATTTGAAGTTCGACTACGAGAAGGCCATCGTGAAACGTTACCGCGCCCTCGGGATCACCGACATCCAAAGCGCCCGCAAGAAGTATTACTGCGAAAAGATGACCGCCATCGGTCGGCAGGTAGGCCAGATGATGGCCGGCGGCGACCCGAACGTGACCTACACGCCAGACTTCGAGCGTAAGGCGACACCCATCGAGCCGACCGTGGTGCCACCTATCCGCCCACTGGATTCGGAAGCCCCGACCGTGCCTCCCCAGCCTACGTTGGTGCAAGGCCCCACGCCGCTCACCCCCGAAGCCTTCGACGCTCTCGCTTTTACGCGAAAGAGCAGGGCGCGACTGATGGACGGGCGTGCTGTCTACGTGACGGCCGTCGACTTCGAGCTCCGACAAGTGAAGTTTTACAACGAGAAAGACGCCCCCTACTGGGTGAATCTGGACAAGATCACGGCCGTCGTGTGAGAGGGGGCGGACATGAAAAAGAGGCAAGACGATTATGAGGCCTTTGTGGCCAAATTTGAGCGCAAACGCACCTCCGACGATTGCTACACGCCACCCGAGGTGTACGACATCGTGCGCGGCTGGCTCGGCGAACAGGTCGACCTCACCGGCGCCCAGATCGTACGCCCCTTTTGGCCGGATACGGATTACCGCGAAGTGGAATATCCCGACGGGTGCTTCGTGGTGGACAATCCGCCGTTTTCGATTTTCGCCGAGATCGTACGGTGGTACTTAGAGCGCGGCGTACGCTTCTTCCTGTTCGCTCAGCATAAGACGATTTTGGGTCTCGATGCGCCCTACACGCGCCTCGTTTGCGGCGCGGATGTGATTTATGAGAACGGCGCCGCGGTGCGCACCTCTTTTGCCAGCAACCTATTCGGCGACGTGCTGGCTATGTCCGTGCCCGATCTTTATGAGCGCCTCACCGCGGCTGCGCGCAGCAAAGATCCTTTGCCGCGTTATAGCTACCCCTCGCATTTGCTGACATTCTCCGATCTGGCCCGCTGCGCCAGCCACGGCGTAGCGCTCTCAATCCCTCGCAATGAGGCCACGTTTGTCCGCCGTTTGGACAGCCAGCAAGCATCGAAAAGAGGCATCTACGGTGGTGGCTTTTTGCTGTCTGACCGACAAGCCGGCCGCATGGAAGAAGCCCTTCGTGAGGCCGACCGCCTTAAAGCTGAAAAGGCGGCCAGCGTGACGTGGGCGATCTCCGACCGCGAGCGCGAAATCATCGCCCAGCTGAGCGCCGGGCAGGCTTAGTTTTTCACTTTTCGTTTTTCACTTCTTCCCCCCATGTTTCTGACCGTCGACGAACTTTATACCCACCTGCATGACGAGACGGTGGCCGTCATTAGCCGCGACACGGAGGCCATACCCGTGGCCGCTATCGATGCTGCCATTGCCGAGGCCAAAAGCTACTTGCATGACTTTGATACGGCCGCCATTTTCTCGGCTGAGGGTGAGGCGCGCAATGCGCTGTTGCTGCTATTTGTCAAAGACATTGCCGTGTGGCACTTTGTGAACCTCGGGAATGCCTGTATCGATATGGAACTGCGCGAAAAGCGTTACGACAGCGCTATCGCGTGGCTGCGGCTTGTGCAAAAGGGCGATCTCTCGCCAGACCTACCCCCGCGCACCGCTGAGCCCGGCAATGAGTCGCCGATCGGAAAGATCCACTTTGGCAGCAATCCCAAACGCGGCCAGCATTATTAAGCACTGATTAAACACCGATTAAACGCCATTTAATGAGCAATAAAACAAAGCATAAACAGGCCGCCGCTGGCCCCATCTCTACGCAGATCATCGTGCAGCCCGTGGTACGCACTGTCCACGATGTGGCCGCGTGGCGTTCTGCACTGCGTATGGCCGACAACGGTAACCGTACAAAGCTCTACGACCTCTATAGCGACATCCTGCTGGATGGCGTGCTTACTGACGCCATCGATAAACGTATCGACGCCGTCAAAGACGCCGATCTGTCGTTCACGATCGACAACAAAGACGTGGATGTGATGTATGATCTGATGGATACAGTCGAGTTCGAGGAACTGATCGGCGAGATTATGATGGCTAAATTCTGGGGTATCTCCGTCGATGAGTTCGATTTTGACGAGGATCGAACCTTCCGCTTTACGTCTATCAATCGGAAACACATCCGCCCGAAGTTGAAAGAGATCGTAAGGCAGCAGACGGATGATCGCGGCATCTCCTACGCCGGTGATGATCGGGTCATTCAGTGGGGCAAAGACGACGATCTCGGGCTACTGCTGAAGGTCTCGCCATTGGTCATCTACAAACGCGGCGGATTTGGCGACTGGGCGCAGTTTGTCGAGCTGTTTGGGATGCCGCTTCGCATCGGCAAATACAGTGCGATGGATGAAGCCAGCCGCCGCGAATTGATCCGTGCCTTTGAGACGGCCGGATCGGCGCCTTATCTCGTTATCCCCAAAGAGACGGAGGCCACGCAGGAAGCCAACGCTGCGTCTGGCAACGGACTTCTATATAAAGAGTTCCGGCAGGCTTGCACGGAGGAAATCCTGATCACCATTTTGGGGCAGACGATGACCACCGTAGACGGCAGTTCGCTGGCGCAGGGACAGGTGCACATGGCTGTTCAAGAAAAGAAGCACCGTGCCGATAGGCGGTTCGTGGAGCGCATGCTCAATCGCTATTTCGTGCCCATGCTCATCCGCCGCGGCTATCCGATCACCGGCGGAAAGTTCCGCTACATGGATGCCAAACGCGAGCTCGAGGTGCCTGAGATCATCCAACTCTCGGACATCCTACCCATCCCGCAGAGCTACCTGCATGAAAAGTACAACATCCCTCTACCTGAGCCCGGAGAGCCTATCGCCCGCCGACAGGCGCAGCCGCTGTTTGGGGTGCCTGATGGGTCGCAAGAGGATGATGAAACGGACGAGGAAGCCGCGCCCGACGAAGGCAAGGCAGATGCCCCAGAGCCTGACAAAAAGGCAGCGGAGGAAGATGCGCCGACAAGTCGCAAAGTGAAACATGCGGATCGCGACCGCGGCAACTTCTTTACCCGGTTGTTCGATTTTTTCGTCCCCGCCCGGTCATCCGGCCGGGCGACATCCGACATCCTCACACTCTCGGAAGCCACGCTTGCGGATGCCCTGATCCGACAGACGATTGAGACAAAGGGGCGCGCTTATTTCAGCGCCGACCTGTTTGCCTACACCCACACGGAGCTCATCCGCGGACTGCGAAAGGGCTATCGCCGCGCGGACGTCCGTCTGGCTGATAGTGGCTTTGTCTACAATGCCAACGATGATGCTTACATCACCGCCTTGGAGCAAAACCTGTTTCATTTCTCAGCCGCCAAAACACTGGCCGAGGTGAGTGAGTTAAACCGTCTGTTCCGCGAGAGCAAGGGCTACAGCGATTTTAGGAAGAAGGCCAGAGCGCTGCTGAAGGTCTACAATGAGCAATGGCTGCGTACGGAGTACAATACGGCCGTATCCGTGGCCGAATCGGTAAGCACCTATCGGCGCCTTATGGCGCAAATAAACGTGTTCCCATTCTGGGAATACCGTACCGTGGGCGATGATCGTGTCCGACAGGAACACCAAGCCTTGGAGGGGCTGACCTTGCCGACAGATGATCCGCGCTGGCAAAAGATTATGCCACCCAACGGGTGGAACTGCCGTTGCTACATTACCCCCAGAATGAGGCATGAGGCGGTCGAATTGGATATGAATACAATGCGTGCGCAATGCGACGAATACCTTGAATCGCCCGAATGGAAACGGTGCGAGACACAGGGATTCGGCATCAATCGGGCTAATGAGGCCGCGGTGTTCACGGAGAATCAGATGTATATCCGCAACTTTACGGATATGCCGGATAAAACGATCGAGCAGATCACCCCGGAAGAATGGGGCGTTGAGGGATCGATCGATGTGCTAAAAGAGGAAGCAAAAAAAGAGGTACCCAAATACAAAGGATCACCGGAAGAATGGTTTGATGCGAATAAAGTCATTGAGGCCGGCATGGAACTATTGAAGGTGAAAGACTATGTCGGCCGTGTGTGGCAGATGACAAAGAAGGCGTTTACTGCACACTCTACAGATACAGTAAAGAAACGGGCTTTCCGCACTGAGTTTTTGAATACCATCCGGGAAGTAGCTGATGCGCCTGATGAAGTGTGGCTTGGTCGAGATCGAAAAGATAGGAACACCCATGTGAGGGCAGTCAACAATTACATAATGATCAAATACTACAAAGATGAGGCGATCGCCGTGATTGGAAAAGTTGAACGAGCGAAGCTGATGCTAAAATCGTGGTATGTACTAAGGGATAAGAATGTGCGTCGCGGGTTGCTGATTAAGAAAGCCCCGAAAACAAAATAAGCCGGATGGACTCCGGCTTATTGGGGGATTGATTTGCATCTCACGCTGTAGCTGTTACAGTCGGCCTGAACCCCCTTACATCCCCGAGGTGTTGACCTTAGGCCTTAACCGTGGCTGCAAACTTCAGTGCAAATATACAACGAAACTGGGAACAGAATATGGATATAGATGAGTTCAAGAATTATTTGAAGGCTTTACCGGAAAAGATTTTGAGCACTGCGCCTGCCATTGTGTCAGAGACAGCGGTAGAGTATTACAAAGAGCGCTTTGCGGTGAAAGGGTTCGATGGATCTCCGTGGATACCAGGCAGACCGAAAAAGAGCGGCTCCCTATTGGTGCAAAGCGGTAATCTGATGAATAGTATCCGTCCCGCCTACGTGGGGCCGGATAAGGTCGTCATCTCAGCCGGTAATGCCCAAGTGCCCTACGCACAAGTGCACAATGAGGGGTTCGAGGGGGATGTGGCTATACAGTCCTACGTGCGCAGCACGAAGGGCAAAGCGAATAAGAAAAAGGCGGATGCCGGCGACGCCCCGGGCACGGTAAAGGCGCACACGCGTCACATGAATATCCCCAAGCGGCAATTCATGGGCTATTCTCGAGACATGGCCGACCGCATCAAAAAGCGTCTCGATGAGGCCATCGATGGCATACTGTAATCAAATAGAGGCAATGAATAAGGAACTGTTTATCGCTTTATGCGACCGAATCGGGCAGTGTGTGCCTGAGATTCGTTTTATAGACTTCGACCGCGGGCAGCTGAGCGCATCCAGCGAACGCCCGCCCGTGGAATGGCCTTGCTGTCTGCTGAGTATCGACTACACGAATTGCCGTGACCTCGCCGTGGAAGTGAATACGCAATTGGTGATGGCCGACATCACCCTACGCGTGGCCTTTCCGCCGGCTGGCGAAACGCACAATCACGCCCCTGAAAAGGTGCGCGACATGGCCCTGCAAATGCTCGACACGGTGGA